CATCGCTGCCCTCCGGCTTTTGCTGGTGGCGCGGCAAGCGGAGGTTTGGAGTGATGATCAAGAACTTAATTTGGGGCTTAATCGACTCGTGCAGCTCAACCTTCTGACAGTTGAACGCAAAACATCCATCCTCACCCAATGACCCGCGCTCTCCAAAACATTTTTGTTCTCATCGCAGCCCTCGCGTGCGTTCTTTTTGCGTCCAGTTGCAATCTCATGGAGGGCATCAATCAAACCTCTCCTAACTATCGCAACCCATTGCCATTCTCGACTTCGTGGTGGGATGCTGTTAAGATTCAACAGAAAAAACGTGAACTTTACCGCATCGAACAAGACTGGGGCGTTCACAAACTTGACTTTTTCAACCCAAACAAACTATGAGCAAAAAACCAAACCTCAGTGTCGGACGCGGCGAAAAGCTGCCAGTATCAAAAGGTGCAGGCCTTACAGCTAAGGGTCGTGCAAAATACAACGAAGCTACCGGAAGCAACCTCAAGCCGCCAGCACCAAACCCAAAAACTGAGGCTGACAAAGGTCGTAAAGCCAGTTTTTGCGCTAGATCGCAAGGATGGGATGGCGAACGCGGCAAAGCAGCACGGAAACGCTGGGGTTGCTAACAACTTTTTAGTTTAACAAAATGATCACGCACCCAGGCACACCAGTTCCAGGTTGGGATGTTCCACCTAATGCTCCGCAAGAAGCTGTGACATTTGAACCATTAAAGAAAAAAGAAAAGAAAAAGTGGTCTTTTGGAATCTCTGGCGGATTAAAATGGTTGAAATTGACTTTTACCAAGAAGTTTTAACTTTCAAAATAACTAGAAATGACTCTCATGAGCGAACACGAACAAGAAGCCCTGCTGGATATTATTCCCGGATTAGTTAAATTAGTTCCACTTGTCAAATCTCTTCTTGCTGGAGCTTGTTTTTTAGCTATTTGGGTTACAACTATCGAGCTTCGAACACAAACTGTTTCAAAACACGAAAACGATTTACAAGAAATGAAGTTGTGGAAAGCTAGCACAGATGCCAGCCGCTACACATCATCAGACGCCAATAAAATGCTGCATACAATCACCGAGTCTTTAAGTGCGCAAGACAAAAGAGTTCAAAGACTTGAAGATGCTCATGCTTCTATCATTCAAACACTTTCAAGAATCGAAAAGAAACTTGACCCATGAATTTTCCAATTTTTCAAAAGCGCAAGCGCGATCAAAAACCCACAGTTAACGCAGACGACATTATGAAAGACACACTCTTTACTATTCTTACCACTTCAAAGGGCTGGATTATTCGGCAAGCAATCAAAGCTACCGCTTACATCACCACCCCCCTTACCGTTTGGCTTGAAGCTAACGGCCACGGAGACCAAACTGCCGCTATTGTTTCCGGCATCATTGCCGGAGTTTCAGTAATTGCAGAAGTAATTTTCTCTTATCTTGCCCGCAAAAATCCATGACCACTAAATTTCACAGAGCTTACAAGATTAAGAAGCTAAAGAAAAATCTTTATTTCTTTTTCTTGCTGTTCTGTGGAATGGTCAGTTCTGCTATAATTACTTGGTTTTTTTGGAATCTGCCAACCTGGACTCTTCAACTTCCTCACTAAAATGAACCAAACTGAAATTAAAACAATGCAGCAACGGATCAAAGACTTCGGTTTTGATCTTGAAGTTGACGGCTTCTGGGGACCGCAGTCGCAGCGTGTTTGTCGTGCGTATCTGCGTTCGCTGTGTAAAGACAATCCTTGGCCGGCCTCAGATCGCCGGTCAATTGAGCAGTTCTTCGGTCGTGCTGGCGACGAGGACAATCTGGTTTCCTTTACTTTTCCTTTTCCAACTTTTTATGGTCAAAAGCGAGTCACTACTTCGCGCTGCCATTACAAAGTCAAAGATTCACTTCTTCGAATTCTTAACAAAATCGGCGATCTTTACGGGTCGGAGCGATTGATTATCGAGGAAGCTGAGGACTACGGTGGTATTTACAACTTCCGACCTAAACGTGGAAGTTCTTCGCTTTCTCTGCATTCTTGGGGCATTGCGATTGACCTCGACGCAGATGACAACTCATTTCGAAACAACTGGCCTTTACAGGCGGATATGCCGCTGGAAATAATGGAGGAGTTTGCCAAAGAAGGCTGGACGCCGGCTGGGGCTTTTTGGGGATATGACGCAATGCACTTTCAAGCTACACGACCATGACTATTCAATGGACATATGAAGATTTTGTAACCAAGGGACCGCTCGTTGAGAACGTCTTTAGTTGGAACCTTGTCGATGTTGTGACTAACAGAGGCAATTACAATCATGAGTGGCCTGTCGTGCCACCGTTTATAAGTGAGGCTGGTGGTAAGTTTTATAAGTTTATTGACGACACTGACTGGTTATCAGGTGAATTTTCAGCAATGAGTGCTGCTGCGGAACTTTCCTCTTCAGCTATCGCTGACCACGATTCTTTTGTCAGTGGTTCGACAGGTGCAAAGTGGAGAGTTCCTGACAGCATGATGAAGATTGCACCGCGCACCCGTCATGAAACGATCAAAGTTCTAACTTTCTACAACAGCCCAACAACGCAGTCTAACGTAACTACGGTGGCGCAGGTAATTTGGAACAGCATTGTTGACTGGTACGTCGTAACATGAGTATTAAATTTCAAGCTGTACAGGAATTTCACGTTGCACCTTTTGCAACGCCGAATCCTCGTGTGCCTGGGTGCGTTGTGCCGGTTAGTTTGTTTAATTTTGATCTGTCCGAAGTTCCAGAAGTCGGTAGTAAACTATCGGCAGCTAAGTTAAATATTGTTAAAAAGTCAAAACTTTGGGATGACCACGAGTTTCTTAAACTGCAAGACGGCCCACCGGGATTTATTTTGTTCATATTTGGACCGCCTCGTCAAGTAAATCCCGATAGCACGTTGCAGCAGATAAAACCAACTTGGTTGAGAACTGATTCGGTTTCGTGGCCAAACATTCTTTTTGACATTTCCGTAAGTGATCGCAGGTCTGGCGACTATTATTACTTCGACTCTTACCGTTTTGCTTGGATTGACGGCGCAGAGTATGAAACTCAAATTGAAGTGCAAGAGTTCATTTCGGCAGTGCCGTTCACGCCTTTGATGGTTAAAACGGACAATCCAATCGCAACGCCAATCGACGCTCGGTGGCGTGGAAACGACATTAAGTTTCCGCTTTGTCTCCACCCACAAGTTATTGTGCCTTATACTAAGTCTGGTTACGCCTCTGGAGTAGGTGAATACGTCACTCACTACGACTTAGTTGCCAACTCACTGAAAAGTCAGCCAGAAGCAGACCAAGTATTCCCTGCAACCAATCATCTTCGTTGGAGACGTTATGTCAAGTCGTTTCGTGTAATACAACAACCAGACGGTCTTTTTTATGGCATTCGTGAAACCTGTAATCCACCAAAACTTCCTAAAACAATTCTAATTTAATGACAAAACGTCGTCCAGTTATTCAATCACAATCCTATGTCGGTCCCAAAAGTGACTCGGTTGTGGAAACCCGTGAAGGTATTTACTGCTTCGGCATCTTTGAGACCGCACAAGCTATGTTCGGCATTCGTGTTTCTGCAAATTCACCCCTTCCTGAAAAATTCCTCGCTGCTGTCGAACCTGAAAGCATCTCACGTCACCCCTCTACCTGCGGTAAATACGAATTTGTCATTGCCATTCGTCTCGGAGCCTCTGCTTGGTTTATGCCAGATGAAACGCCTGAGCGTAAAGAGCTAGTTGAGAGCAACTGGCGCACAATCAACTATGGGAGACTTAAGGATTTCGCACAATGAAAACCTCAGCAATGCCAGACCCAGATGAGTCCGATGAGGATGCAGTTGAAAGGCTGCGTCTGCAGGACCAGCTGTCTGTATTGCGGCGGCTGGCTCAGTTAAAAAAGAGTAATGGGTTGGCGTTCTATAAGCCACATCCAAAACAACAGCTTTTTCACAGGGCTGCAGGGTATAAACGAAGGTATTTGCGGACTGGTAACAGGTTTGGAAAAAGTACGTGCGGCGCGGCTGAGGATTGTGCGTATGCGAGGGGTGAGCGGGCGTGGGAAGAGGGGAAGTATCGGCATTTGGGCATTCCGAAGAGAAGTACGAAGGGGTTGATTCTTGTCGCTGATTGGGACAAAGCGAGAGAAATCTTTACAAATGTGGAAGATGGCGCGGCGCAGGGCAAGTTGTTCAGGTTGTTGCCAAAAAGTGCGGTTAAAGGAGTTCACAAGAATCAATCGGGAGAAATTGATACAATTTTTGTAGAGTCGGTCTGGGGCGGGCTGAGTTCTATTCATTTAGACACGGTGAAGAGCTTTTTGTCTAACCCAATGGGGCAAGAGTCATCAGACTGGGATTGGATTCATGTGGATGAACCGATTCCGGAAGATATGTGGATTGCGAATAGTCGGGGTTTGATGGATAGAGACGGCAGCGCATGGTTTACTTGCACGCCGCTAAAGTATATGTGGATTAACGATTACTTCATTCCGACGAAGCAGATTCGGGAGGAGTTCGTTGACGGTTTTGGCAACGATGAGGCAAGTAAGTGGGTGATGACAGGGTCGACGTTTGATAATACAACTTTGGATTCGAAAGCTATTAAAATGTTCATGGACGACCTGCCGGAAGCGGATCGGCAGGCGCGGATTCACGGTAGGCCAAAGGCTTTGAGTGGGGCAATTTATAGCGAATTTGATTATTCTCGGCATGTGTATCATGAACCGCCTCCGGGCTGGGTGGATGTGGACACACCACCGATGGATTATACGATTCGTATTTCAATTGACCCGCATCCAAAGACGCCGCACGCTGTGTTGTTTGCAGCCACTGCGCCGACTGGTGAAGTTTTCTTTTTTAATGAGATTTTTCGGCATACGCTGTTAGATGATTTGATTGATGAAATTTTGGAGAAAGTTAAGGGTCGGTCGATACACCTGTCGCTCTGCGATCCTTACGCTTTTATTCAGAATCCAGCGGATGGAAGCATTTGGGCGGACGTTTTCTGGCGGCGCGGCATTATGGTGCAGCCGGCCACGAAACAGCTGACATCGGGGATTCAAGAAGTTAAGAGGCAACTGAAAAAGGAGAAAAACTGGTTTTTCAGTTCGTCGCTAGCGACAGCGTTTTCTGAATTTGATCGCTATGTTTGGGACCCAAAAAGAGAGAAACCAATCGACGCTCACGACCACGTTATGGAGTGTCTTTACCGTCTTGCCTTAACCGGCCTTAACCACGTGCCTGATGATGAAATGACTGCATTGACAAAAACTGTGCCCGATCTTGACTGGGCTGACATGGAAATTAAACTGGGAGATATCAGCAATGACTTTAACTGAATTTATTGAAGAAAAAGAGCAAGGGGAAGAGCTGGATAAACTGCGTAAGTTTCTCCTTGACAATCTTGAACGTTCCCGCAGCAAAATGTCGCAGTCATATGGTGACTGGGATTTAGCACAAGAAGCTTACCGGACGGTCACGCATGAGGATGAAGAAGATCGGAAAGCGGCAGATAAAAAGCAGCCGAGAAAATTGGTTGTACCGGTCACGCGGGCACAAGTGCAGACGTTTGTTACTTTTGTGTTAATGCAGTGGACGCAGAACGAACACTACTTTGACTTGGAGCCGACGGGAAACGAGGATTATCGCTTGCGGGACGTTTCGTTGAAGTTGCTCGATCGGGAAGTTAAGAGTGTCGGGCTGTTTAACAAATGGTTGTCTTTTTTGCTTGATATTGGTCGGTTTAACTTGGGGGTTATGAAAACCTACTGGGATGAGGAAGTCGTCGAGTATGAAGAAGAAGAAGTGAATTTCTCATCTGAAACGACCGACGCGGATTTGCTTGTTGCAGGTGCAGATGACAGCAGTTTGACGTCGGAAGTGACTGTGTTTGAAGGCAGCCGAGTTGAAAACATTTCGCCTTACAACTTTTTTTACGACACTCGCCTGCCGCTGTCTCGCTGGCAAGAAGGTCAATTCGCCGCAGATGAGTGTTCGTATCATATTAAAGAACTCAAACGCTGGGAGCGTGAAGGTTTGGTCGGTGGTGTAGATCACGTGGAGCCAATGACAGACACGGTACACGAAAAGCGGAAATCCACTCGCTTGACTGGGTTTGGCGCCGAATTTGACAAACGCAAAAAGAACGACGACAAAGACTTTATGGTTTGCGTTACTACGTTTGAGGCTCGGCTTCGTCTGTCTGACTACGACTTAGGTAACGGCGGTTTTATGGATGACAAAGAGCAAATCTACGTCATTCAAATTGCCAATGACACTCGTATTCTCTCTATTCAGCCACTGAATGTGCGTTACACAGGGTTTACTTACGCAGTATCTTCGATGGAACCTGATCAGTTGGCCGAACTATCCGATTCCCTCGCTACGTTGATCGAGCCAATGCAGACGGTTGTTTCGTGGCTGTTTAACTCTCGCATTGCGTCGGTCCGAACAAACTTAGGTGGTCGCACGATTATTGACGGTCGCTACATCGAAATGGCAGACTTTCAATCTGGCTCACCTTACATTCGGGCTAAGAAAGCTGCCCCGCCGATGGGTTTAGAAAAATTTGTTCACCAGCTTCGCACGGTCGATACAACTCAAAACCACTTTGCCGATGCGGACTCAGTCAGCAAAATGATTCAAGCTGTTACCGGAGTTAACGAAAACGCAATGGGACAGTATCACTCTGGTCGACGATCGGCTGCAGAATCCCGCGCAGTTAACTCCGGTGCGTCAGCTCGGATGAAAACAATAAGCACGAGCATCTGGGGTCAATCAATTGATCATCAGGGCCGGCAGTTGCTCAAGAACTTGCGGCAAAATATTTCGTTAGAAAAGTTTACTCAAATTCTCGGTTCCGATATGGCGCCGCTGCATGAGGAATTCAAACCTAGAAATTCTTACACGCTGCTGGGCAGCGAAGATTTCTTTGTAGTCGATGCTACTACGCCGATTGAAAAAGGGTATGTGGCTCAAAGTTTGCAGGAGTTGTTGATTGCGGTAATTAGCAATCCAATGATTATGCAAATCATGCCGCTGGACATCAGCGCTATGATGCAGGAAATTCAGTCGCTGCGAGGCGTCAAGAATTTGGGTCGGTTTTTGATCAAAACACCAGAACAACAAGCACAACTACAAAATGGACTACAACAAATACAGCGAGTCGGACCTGCGGGGGATGCAGCTCCAACTTCAGCAGTTTAACGAATCACCTCTTGCGGAATTAGTTCGGGAGCGTGACACACAACTTTTGGCAGAAGCCAGAGAACTTCTTGAGAATACAGAAATCTCAGATGTTCAATCATTTTGTCTTAGCGAACGCACCAAAGGAGCCATCAGCGAGGCAAAGCAACGCCTTACTTACTTCGAATCTCTTGCCGAAGAATTAAGTGAGGAAATCAAACAGAAAAAAAGCGAGAGGGAACAAAAATAAACAACAATGAAACTCTGGTTTAACAGACTGATGGCTCCAACAGAAGATGGAGATATGGGCGGCGGTAACGACATTTTTGATGATGCCGATACCCCCGACAATGACATCGACGACGATGATGATCTTGATGATGATCTTGACGACGATGATGACGACCTCGGAAACGAGGATGAACCTGTGCCAAAACAGCGTGGTCGGGGACCAAGTATTGACTTGGATAAACTTCCTGACCTGATTGCTCAGAGCGCAGCAAGGCTGAATCAAGCCCAACAAAGACCTCAGCAAATGAGTCCTGAAGATCGGGACAAGGCGCTGAAACGGTATAAAGTGACGAAGGATGACGTGGCAGAGTTGCTTGAGTCTGGTGATGTCGAAAAACAAATCGGTGCTTTGCAGCGGTTGCTTGACGCGTCGGCAGAACACGCACTCACTTCGTCGGGGTATCTTGCAAGACACCTTGTGAGTCAACTTGAAGGCAGCGTGCAGCCAATGCAACAGTTTTTGGTTACGCAGCGTGTCAAAGAGTTTCACGATGGGGTTACGCAGAAGTTTCCTTCGTTGAAAGGTCGTCCTCGTGTTATCGAACGCGCCATCCAGCAAGTGCAGCAGAGCGGAAGTACACAGTTTGCTTCCCGCAACGCTGCGTTTAAGGCTGTCGCAAGAGAGGCACAAAAAATCATCCGCGAAGTTGACCCCAACTTTAGCGTGAAAAAGTCAAGCCAATCTGGCCCTGCAAGGTTCCCTCGTCGCACGGGAGGCGGCGGAGGTCAGCAGCGGCAAAATCAAAGTGAGGCTTGGCCAGGTCAAAGCATCTTCCATTAACCACAAAACAACAAACAAAGAAAGACAATAATATATGCCAGGTATCCTCGGTCTCATGAGCTCAGCTGACTTGACGTCCAGCATGAGTCAATCCTCGCGTCGGGAAGTGTTTCAACGCTATCCCCACGGCTCCTTCCCCCTCATGGGCTTGTGCTCATTGATGGAATCGGAAGAAACGGACAAGTTCAAATTCGGGTGGTATGAACGCCGCGAAGTTGAGCTGTATAGCAAGACAGTTCAGTCGCCGGTCGGCACTGGTAACAAAGGCTCGTTTACGAACGCTGCTAATGATACCTTGCACACTGACACCGGTGCCAACTTTGTTGCAGGAACGGAATACAACGTGCGTGTCACCGCTGACACTGCCGGACGGTTCCGCGAACGTGACGTAATTTGGATTCGTAACGTGCCAAACGGTGCTGCGAATGCATTGTTGCAGGTGTATGGTCGTGTTACTTCGATTAACACCACAAACCACACAGTCAAGTTTCGTGCAACCGAAGGACTGACTTCAGTTTCTGGTGACACTGATACGAACGCTCTTGACATTCTTGTCGTAGGTACGGCGACAGGTGAAGGTGACCGCAGCCGTTCCGGGTCGATGGAACTGCCAATCGAAGTCGAAAACTACACACAAATCTTCCGCACTGCGTTTGACTTCACTCGCAATGCGTTGAAGGCTGGCGTGAAGTGGGACAAGACTGGCGTGTATAAAGACACGGCAAAACAGAACATGCTGTTGCACATGGAGAAGCTTGAGAAAGCAGCTCTGTTTGGCAACCGCGGTGTGAACACAGTGACTAACGACGACGGGAAGTCAGTGCCTGAACGTCTCACTGGCGGGATGCTCTGGTTCTTGACGCAGTGGGAACTGGGCAACACGACCAACGGCGGTCTGTTTGACTATCGTCCAGGTAGTTCTAACATCTCAAGTTCAGCTTGGGATGCCAACGACGACAAACGCATTCTGACTATCAACGGCACGCTGACGGTGAATCAGTTTGACACTATCGGTGAACGTGCTTTCCGTCATACGGGAAATACAAGCTTCGAGAAGATTGTCATGTGCGGCAACGGCTTTATGGCTGCGTTCCAGCAGTATTGCCGCTTGCAGTCGATCGTGATGACTAAACTTGACACGAAGGAAGAGGCTTACGGTATGTCTATCTACCGCTGGACTTCTCCTTGGGGTGACTTGTTGTTCAAAACGCATCCGTTGCTTACGCAACACGCGTCTTTCCGCAACAGCGCGTTCATCCTTGACGTTGGCTCCTTCAAATACATCCACGCACAAGATGCGGACACGGTGTTGCTGAAGAATCGCCAAAACAACGACACTGACGGTCGGAAAGATGAATGGATGACTGAATTCGGTCTTGAAGTTCACTTCCCTGAACGTCATATGTTCATCGACAACCTCACCGGCATTGTTGCTTAACCATTATGGCAAACCTTACTGCTTCTGGAGTCACAGTTCTTGACTCGTGGTGGGAAGGAATCCTCCCCCTCCGACGGACATTCTGTCGGAGGGTGCGAGTGGTTCTCTCTTCCGCCGGTGCATACAACACTGATAACTACATTTACGCTTCGGTGTTGGGCTTTAACAAGATCGACGAATGTTCGAATCTGGTTAAGTCCGACAACTCAGCTGTAGTGATTGGTACCCCGTCAGTTCTTGGTGACGCTGTCGTCTGTTCGAGTATCGTCGACGGCACTGACGCCAACGCAGCTGATGGCACTTACGTTCTTACTGTAAAAGGTAAGCGCGCTTAACCTCAAACAAAACAACGAAAGACAAAACAAACATGAAATCTCATTCCTACGACAGCACTCCTCCTGCGGCTAAAGACGTCAAAGAAACTAAGATGCTTGAGCCCGGCGCTCGCGAAACTCGCGGCATCGCTGGAACCAACAGCTTGCAACGTGACACCCGCAAAGGCAAAGTACCTAAGCCTGGTGCACGCGGCAACGCCTACTAACTACTAATTCGGAGCTTGTCATATGAACATTGGAACGTTAAAACTTGCAATTGCAGGGTATCTTGAAAAAGATGCCTCCTCTTTTGTAGTCAACGGGGTCGACCTGCTTCTTTTTGCATTAAACAATGCGAGGAAGAATGCAGAGAAACTTCACGACTTCTCATTCCTATACAAGTATGGCAAGCTCCTTATTCCTTCCGGCGAAGATGGGAGCACGTTTGCTTCTGTCACAACGGTTGGCGGCACCGCTGTAAAATGTAAAAAAGTCATTCGAGCCTACCGGCGCATCGCTGGCGGAGATCTTCCATTGCGGATTACCTCTAAAAAGCTCTTATCTGACGTTAAGAGAATGAATCTTGACGATGCTGTTTACGACGCGGCACACGCTCGCGTATTGGCTGATTACGAACGCGCTCAAGGAGTTGAGTTTTCTAATCGAGTCATCTTTAACGGTCAATCCGTTTATTTTCACCCTGCTCCGACTGAACAAATCGAGATTCGTCTGGATTATATCGCTTGGGCCGACACTTACGACGCCGATACCGACGAAGATTTCTTCTGTGAATACGCTGCTGATTACTTAATGTATCAAGGAATTGTTGAAGCAAACCATCTTACCGGCACATTTGCTTATCGTCAAGAAGGCAATGTGCAACCACCAGAAAAACTTGCAAACGCTGCATTGCAGTCGTTGATTGAGCAAGATAAAGACCTTGAAACCTCCGACACACCCGAACTTTTCTAATGAAGCGCCCTCCTATGCCCGATCCGATTTTGCAACAGTTGATGCAGCCGGACGACTCACTTGGTCAACTATTTCAGATGCTGAGTTCAATTCAGAGTCTGCGCGGACAAGAACAGCAAATGAACCAATCTGCACAACGGTTTCCGCAAGAAATGAAACTTGCCGACCTGCAACAGCAAGATATCCGCGAACAACGCTCTGATCGGCGCTCGGCTGGCTATCAACGCGATGAAGCTCACAAACGCAACATCGACTTAGCTGACTTTAACCTTGGCCGTGAAAAGCGCAAAGCAGCGTTGCAAGACCGTTACGAGCCACAAGACCGAGAATTTCAGGTGCTGAAAACCTTGGAAGATTTGCTTACGAGTAAAGCACAACAAAAATCATATTTGGCGCACGCGGATCAGTATCGAGCTAGTGCGGCAAATAAGCAGAATGAAGTTGCGACAATGAATCAAAGTCGGGCAATGGCTGAGCAAGCTCTTGGTGGAGGAGATCAAGCAGAGATGGAACAATTGATTAAGATGGGTGACTGGGGCGAAGTGCAAAGACGCTTTCCTGAATTTTTTGCGTCAATTCAACAACAAGGAGGACAATAATATGCTTGGATTACAAAGTCAACAGAATAGTGTGATGGGATTTAACCAGAGGCAGGCGCAGAATAATGCGTCCTCTGGAAAGTTTGATATGAATCAGATCTTTGGCGTTGATGCTAAAGATTATGAAAATTACTGGAGAAGTGTGCGAGATCAGCGGGCCCGGGCGGAACAGGCTTCTGGGTTTTCACTTCCGCCGGTGGAAGGTCAGGGTGGTGCTATGGATGGGCAGCTTCCGCAAGGACAAACTACTTCGTCGCCCATCATTTGGAAAGAGGGTAACAAAGAGTATCAACTGGACCCAAATGCAGTTTATAAACGGACTTTGAAAGGTCTGGAACGTGTGCAAGCAATTTAAGAAAGGAATTTACCATGAGTAATATGTTTGATATTTCAAGTTTGACAGATGTGCAACGACCAATGGGTGTGCCTTCAGTGGATGAGTTTTTGGCAAACCTTCAGCAGACACAGCCACAGATGCTGCAAGGACAGTTGCCTGACGACAGTCTGCATACAGAACGGGCAAACACAATGCCGCAGGTTCCACAGGGTGGCGGGTTGTCGGAGCTTATTCAGCAGATTATGCCGATAATTCAACAGCAAGGAGAACAAAAGCGGCAAATGCTGGATCAGTATCAGGAGACGCCGCAGCAAAGAAATTTTCGCTTGCAAGAAGCGCGGAGTCCGTGGAATAATGGGTTTTTTGGAAGCAAAGAAGAGCAAGCGGAGCGGAGGGCGTCAGCGTTGGCTGAGAATCAAAGGATGTTGCAGCGGCCTGCAGGTGGTTATCAGCTTCCTCAAGTGCCGCAGCAGCAACAGGCAGCGCCGGCTCCTCAAGTGCAACAGCTTGCAGCGACGCCGATAGATCCTGCGGCGAAGTATCGAGCTGAATTAGATGCTAAATATCCGTTTAAGGGTGTGCAGAATATGCCGGAGTTAAATCAGGCTGAGGCAGGGTTGAACGTGGCAAATGTGCAAATGGATCAAGTTCAGAAGATGAATCCTAATCTGGGTTCAGAAATGGATCAATTGTTGGCGTTTATTGAGAATACTGCGGCGAGCTCACGGGCTCAGTCTGCTGCGGATGCGCAAGAGATTGCAGAACTAAATCAGTTTATAGCTGAAATGAATGCTAAGGCGCCAATGCTGGATAAAATGATTCTTGACGGTCAAAGGCCGTTGTCGGCGCAAGACAGATACACGGCGTTTAAGACACCTGAGTATCAGTCTGAGCTTGATACACAGGCTGATTATTATAATTTGGATTTAAACAATCCTCGTTATGGTGAGGTTGATAGACAAGGTTTGATTCCTAAAACCGTGGGCGGTGTTCAAGACTTTATTACAGGAACCGGTAATTTGGTCGGCGGACTTAAATACCCGCTGCAAGGAGCCGCAAATATTGCTGGTTCTGCTATGGATGAACTCGGTCCAATGATCATGGAAATGTTGATGGGACCACAAAAGCCTATTCAGGATTCTACAAATCGAGTTATGAGTCCTTACGAACTTCCAACCAGAAGCTATTAAGTTATGCCTACATACGCACAAGTTCGAGACATCTTTGACAAGTCCCAAGCCGATGGACTTGTGTCAAAAGACATGAACCTGTCACAGTTTTCAACTGTGTTGGGTAAAATGACTGGCGACCCGTCGATTCAGGCTTTGGCAGATGACAACATGCTGGAGCGCGGAATTAAACGCTTTGCTGGATGGAAGCGAGATTTAATTGAAGAAACTGGACTGCCTCAAGTTACGCAGGATATCGGTCAGTGGATTGCTCAGAAAGTGGGTGTGGAGAATCCTGAGTATGTCGGCCAGATGACTCGGGAGTTGCCGAATGCTGCGGTGGACTTGGCGGCGATGTTCGTTCCATATGTCGGACCGGGATATCGCATGGCTGCGGCTGGTGCAATGAGTGGTGCGACTGCGATGGAGGGGACAGATAGTTGGGCACAAACTGGGATTGCTGCGGCAACGCCATGGGCAGCTACTAAGTTGTTTAACCTTGGTAAAATTGGTACGTTAGGAATGTTGGAGAAAGCGGGAACGGTCTTGCCAATGTTAGGCAAGCTTGGGCTTAAGGGTGGTCAAGAAGTTGCGGAAACACTTACAGGTAAAGCCGCACAGGCAGCTGGTGTTCTTGAAGGGACGACGCAGGTTGGTCGGAAGGCTGTTACAGTGGCGGACCGGTTAGCCGGATACGCTGGCGGCCAAGTCACGGCTGGTGGTGCGTTCCTTGGGCGTGATGTATTTGAACGGGGAGCAGATGCGCTTACGCCGGAGCACTTGCTGGGTACTGTCTTGAATCAGGTGGCGTTTGCGCCGATGGATATTGCTGGTCTGGTTAAACCTGAGTGGATTACTGCGCCGAAAACCGAGGCTCCTGTTGTGGCTCCAGATTACACGCCGGTGCAGAAGGCACGGGAAGAGTTTGGTAAGAAGCTCGGCGTTCAGACTACTGACTTTGGTCGGGAATATGTGAGACGTGAGTTTGGGCTAGACGCTGCAGAAATGTTGTTTAAGCAGCGAGCAGGACAGCAAGCAGAGGTTCAGCGTAATCAGCAACTAGCGCAAATGCGTGCAGGTTTGGACGAGCAGTTAAGAAACGCTGCAATGCTGGGATTGAAAGTTCCGTCAGATGTGGAAGCTGCGTTGGCGTCGCCGGAATCGTCGCCGGACTTGGAAATTAGAAATTTGTTGACTAAATACAACGAACAGCGGTCTGAGCTGATGAATAAACCGTTGGAGCTGCCACGGATGGGCGAGGATACACTGTTTGGGCTTGCGCTCGATGAATTGGGCTTGGCTCCTGACGGCAGTTTCTTGACTACGCCATTGGAAGCTCGGACTGTGGAAATGTATCAGCAGCAATTTGGAGGAAAGTTGACTGAACAACAGATTGGCGATTTGTATCGTACACATAAACGGATGACAGGTGTTGATCCTGACATGACTCCGTTTAAGGATTGGAAAGCTCCTGTGGACCCTGTTGTGCCGGTAAAAGGAAAAACTCCGACAAAAACGAATAAAGATCGGGCAAAGAAAGGTGAGGGGAAGAAAGGGAAGGAGAAAAAAGCTGAAGCAGCTGCAGCAGAGTCTGCGGCAGCGAAAACAGCAGCAACTCCGGAAGAAGCTGCTAAGATTGTGGCTGAAGCGGCTAAAGAGGCTCCGCTGGCGAGTAACCTAGAGTTGGTTCGCAATCACATTGGCAAGAATGTTGTTGAAGTTGAAGCTGCTACGGGAGTGTCTGAAGCTACAATTCGAGCTGCAGCAGAACACGTTGAAGGTGCTTATATTACCGACGAAGGTGTAATTGCTAAGAAAGAAGTTGAAGCGCCTGATGTAAAGATTGTCAAAGCAGCAACTAAGGTAAAGGCGAAAGGCAAAACTCCTCCAAATGACAATACGATCAAAACAAAAACTGCTGAGAAAGTCGCTGAAGGTGCTCCGCCGGACGAAGGTGCTGCAACGACTGCGGTGATTGTTGAAAATGCTGGCAAGACTGGCAAGGTTTCAACGATTGACCCGACGCTGTCGGCAAAGTCGAATAAGAAAGACAGCAAGCAGAAGAAGGTTAAGCCTTCTGTTGTGGCGACCGTTGATGCGGGTGGTGACACTGTACCTATTACTACAGAAAAAACTGACGTGACAGTCGAAGCTGTCAAAGTTGAATCTGCAAAGGCCGGAAGAAATCTAGAGAATGACGAAGCTATTACAGTCATTGATAACACTATTGTAGATTTGAATGCCGAGTTAGCTGCGGCTTTGCGTGAAGCACGGATTGGATTTAGTTCTCCTTCTTCTGGCGGTCTTGAAGGCGCTTCAGTTTTGGTTACTAAAGTTGTTCCAATCTTAATTAAACTTGCTAAAGCTAAGATTCACCGTTGGTATCTGCAACGCTACGGCTCTGTAAACGAGACTTCAAAACTTGGTTGGTATGCACTTCGTTCAGTGATGGATGAACATGGGTTAGCATTAGCAGAGCAAAAAGAAATCGAGGCTGCGCTTGAAGGCGACGTTGGTAAGATTCTTTTTGACGAAACTGCTTATGCTGTTAAGTCAACTGAAGGCAACGTAGCTCCTAAAGGCAATAAGCAATACATGGGGCTGTCACCGTTAAAGGAAAAGCAAGTTGAGTACACTGAGCGGATGGCTGAGTCTCGGTCGATTAGATACGAAAACCCGATTGACCCCAAGACAGGGTTGTCGGTGCCTCGTTTTACTCGATCAGAAACTGGCGGTTTGAAGCTGGATGAAGGTAAGGCTGGTAAGGCCACGGAGGAAGTGAATCCTTGGGAAGTTTTGCCTAAGTCAATGCTGAAAGATATGTCACCTGAGCAGCGGGAGCGTGTTAAGCAGACCCTCGTTGCACGGCAGGTGGACGAACCTGTAGGAACATTGTTCCTTGACATGATCGGGTTTGACCGAGCTAATGATCCATTCCTGGCTGAGCTTTTAGTTAAGGAAATGACCACGTTTGAAGCGGTCGAGCAGGCAAATGCTGTTAAAGACGGCGCTCGTCGGGTGCTGTCGTTGATGAAAGACCCAGAAGCCTTGATCAGCCATGAGATGAAGAAGCAAGGTGTTGTGTCGATGACGCAAGAATCTTCGCTTTTGCCTAATCTCGCGGCAACGCTGTATAACTGGGTGCATGACCCATCGTATTGGTTGACGCCAAAAGGTAAATCTGCGCTTGAGTCAATCGAAGTTCGGAGTATTGATGGCAGAGAAATGGAGCCAAAGGATATTAAATTCTTTGAAGGTCAACTAATTGAAAAAGTTGGTTTAACTCGTGGGATGTCAATGGAAGAGGCTAACGCGGCGATTAAGCAATATGAAAAAGACAATCCTAACTTTTTTGAAACCTTAACTTACGAAGTTAAGCCGTTTAAAG